AGCTTTCATTTTCTCAGCTACTTTTTCTTCTACTTTTTCAATGATTGCTTCTTCCATTGCTACATCTACTTTTGGAGCTTCCTCTGCAGGAGCATCTTCAGCAGCACCAGAAACTTCAACAATTGGAGCAGCATCAGCAGCCTCTTCGGCAGCATCAGCAGCTTCTTCAGCAGCAGCTGAAACTTCCATAATTAAACCAGCTTCGTCTAATTCGATTGTAGTACCATCTTCCAATACGTGTTCTCCAGCAGGCGCAGGTATTTTATTACCTTCAGCGTCTACAATGAAAACTGGGAAGCCAACTTCCAACTTTTCGTATTCGATTGCAGTACCATCACTCAATTTAGCCGACTCTAATTTAACTTCCATACCTAATACTTCGCGTACTTGGTTCAATTTAAGTTTGTAAGTCATAACTAGTTATTTTTGTTTTGGTTATTTCTAATATTTATAAATATGATTATAAAACAATATGACACATCTTGAAAGAATTCTTTAAATATACTGTCACTTGGATTTCACAGAACCTCGCTGTGCCCTTCTGGTCGATTGGACATATACATCTAATGACTACAGTTTATGAGGACATACATGAACTCCTAATGTCTTTGGGTATGAACCTAATAGTAGCCTACGGGTTTTGGCTGGATTGGAAAGATAAAAAAAATAAATAATGAAGAAAGGGTACCTTTTGGGTACCCTTTTCTTTTTTAAAAATATTTTAGAAATGTTGAAACCTTTTCTAATAGTAGCTATATAAGATTTGTTCAGCCGAGGTGCTGAATGGTCTAGACAGCACTAACCATTTATCTTTTCGTATCTTCTTCTAGCTTCAATCTCTTCCATATCTGCAAAAATACCTTCAACTGAGAAGCCTCTCAATTCACCATTCTTGATTCTTTTCCAAGTTTCTTTATTATCCACCTTCATCTTGCACATCCAAGTTCCTTTTGGCAAATCATAACCATAAACAGTTTTAGCTTTATCTGTTTCAGGGTCCTCAATAATCCAACTTTCAAATACATAGGTACCTGCATCTTTATCTTCAATGTGGTCCTGATTGATTTCATTGGTACGAGCTTCTTTCATATACTTCATTGCTATCTCTTTGATAGTCTCTTCAGAAAACTTAACCCAATACGGTTCACCATCTTCATCTCTTCTCAAAATGTTAATATCTGGAATCATTGCTGGTCCAACTACTACTTTCTGTTCTTCATCTGCAAAGATAAATTTAGAGAATGAATCAGTACCACCACCAAGAGGTGCATTATTTCTTTGAGGTCTCTTTACATAACCATTACCACCTTGATTTCTCAATGCTGTAGCTGCTTGTACTTCAATAGGGTCCGATGGAGATACTGGAGTTGCTTGTAATCTTTGACCAACTCTTTTAACTTCGTATTTCTGCCAACTGTGTGAACAATTTACACCTCCTTTATATTTGAAGATAGAATATTTACCACCTCCAACACCAGGTCCAAACTCTTCATTAAAAGTATCTAATGCATCAATCTCTTCTCTGCTCCACATTCTACGTAAACCAACCATTCTTCTACAGAATGAACGAGAGTTAGAACGTGTGCTTCCATTGTATTTGTAAAGGTATTGTACACCATCTGATTTTTTAATAGAACGAAGAGGTGTATAATCTGCATCTTTTGGGTCTTGTGCAAATTTATCAGATATAAAATCTATGTCATCATATGACACTCCTAGTGTAGCGAACATTTCAATAATAGTATCTAATACTTCAGCTGAATAGATGTCCTCAATCTTCTTCTTGTTAACACCTGGGTCAACGTATGGTTCTAATCCAGAAGTATCGATATCAAACTTCTCTGACCAATAGCTTTCGCAAATAGCGTATGCTTGGTCCTGGTCTTTACCTTCACCTGTAACCACTGACATGCATCTACCAATAAAATCATCATGTGATTCTCCTGCAGATGGATGTACGAACTCTTCTTTCTTGAATTTTAGGAATTCTACTTCAATTGCTGGTTCTTCAACCAATGCAATTGCTGAGCATCCACTCATTTCTTCTTCTGGAAGTATTCCTAGTTCTATAACTTTTCTTTTCTTTGGTTCCATATTAGTATGTATCATTTTAATTTGTCAGTCTCGTTTTTAACCTCTTTAGCTCTTGCTGAAAGCTCTTTAAAGTAATCCCAGAAACCTTTCTTCTTCACTGCTTTGAAATTCTCATCAATCGAGAATAACTCAATAGAGATTAGGGTTAGTGCTACTAATTTAGTGGCCATCAAAGGCACAGTAAAGAATTGTTGTATAATATCGTTTAAAATAAACTTGTCTACAGCAAAGATGAGAACTACAGTAGCCTGATAAAGAAACATTTTAGAGATAATAGAACTCAGTCTTCTTGAAGTTATCTTCTCCTTTAGTTTCTTTGCTTTCCAAACTCCCATTATAGTATCTGCAAGTATGCAAATACCGACTGTTATCATTATTCCTTGTATTGGCGCCAAAAAGGCTGCGATTATCATCATTACTCGTGTTGCACTACTTTTTAGGGCTACCGTTAGGTATGTTGCTTGTTCCTGTATGCAAGTTAATACTCCTCTCATTAGATTTTAGCAATATCTTTAATACGTTTATCTGCTTCTTGTTGATTTGTCATTTCTGAAGCTACAACATATGTCTTTATGATAGGAGTTCCACCTCCATTATTGATTTCAGGGTGAGCAATTGGAGCTCCACCACCTGCTTGATTGATTTGATTTAGGAGTCCACCAAACATCTTGGTAGAATTTGCATTAATTACAGATTCTCCATTACTCAAGAGAGCTGGAATTGAATCTGATTGACCAGTACCAGGTCCTGAAACATATCCACCAGAAGCAAATTTACTTGCAGTAGGAGCAGGAGCAGCAGAACTACCACCTCCAGCACCTCCACCAGAGTTAGGAACTTGTACTGATAGAATCTTTTTAACGTTTGCAATACCTGCAGCAACTGCAACACCTGCAGCTACAGCACCTAAAGCTGGACCAATAATTGGTATACCAGCAAGTGAAGCGTATGCAGCAGTGGCAGCTTTATACGTATCAATGGTAGCTCCAGCAACTGCTAGGGCTTTACCTGCAGCTGTTTCTTCACCAAATAGAGCTGCTGCATTACCAATTAGATTTCTAATAGCATCTAGGTTAGCAGCTTTTGCAGCGGTAGCAGCATCTTCAATCTCTTTTCTAGCCTTTGCATTTTCAGCTAATGCCATAGTCCTTTGCTCTTCATTCTCGAAGTGCATTTGAGTGATTAGCTCTTCATTAGCTTTATTTAGTGCTAACTTCTCTTCGTATGTAGTACTCTCTTGTCCAATTTGCCATTGATTAAAGGCTAATTGGTCTTCCATATCTTTTTGCTTGAAACCAGCTTCTTGCTCTTGCTTTTGTTGTTGATTAATCTCTCTAACAATGGCAATCTTTTCACCTTTTTGCTTTTCAGATAATTCAGATTGATTAATCTCCTCAATTTGAGTCTGTAATTGTAAATCTAACTCTGCTCTAGCATGGTCTCTCTCATCTTGAAGTGTACCTAGGAATGCTTGATTCTTTAGGTCTTTTAATTCCTTTTGGAATGCATCTTCTTTATCTTTACGTACTTTAGCTTGGTCATCTAAAAGATTCTGAGTTTCAATTGCTTGAGATTCAGTCAATGCTTTTTGCTCAGCACGTAAAGCATTTAGATACTTTTGCTCTTCTAAAGTTAATTTCTTCTTGTTAGCGTACTTGTCAATCTCTATCTGTAACTCTTTCTGAGCATTCTCCTGTTGTATTTGGAGACTTCTCTGTGCTTTTAATTCTTCGTCTTTAATAGAATCTATTTCCGCCTTTTGCTTTAACTCGAGTATCTTCTTTTGGGCCTCTCGTTCAGCATCAATCATTTCTTTTTGATGCTCTTTATATTTGTCTGCGGCTTCTTTAGCTTTTTCTTTAGCTTTATCAGCAGCTTCTTTTTCTTTTGCAGCTTTCTCTTTGTTATATGATGCCTGGTCAATCAACATTTGATTGTTTAGGTCTTTAACTTGCTCTTGTAATTCTACTAATTTCTTTTTCTTCTCATCATCTAACTCACCATCCATTGCTTGCAATTTCATCAATGCTGCAATGGCTTTTTGTCTTGAAGCAACTTCTTCTGCGTTAATCTTCTTCTTTTGAGCTAATAACTTCTCAGCAGAAGCACCTTGCGCTTCCATTAGGGCTAATCTTCTCTTGTCTGCAGCCATTTGTTTGTTAGCAGCAGAACCCATATCATCTAATGCAGCGATAATCTTCTCTGAATTATCTCGGGTCTTTGCAGTGGCAGCATCATCAATTAAACCACCTGTTAGGAATGAAGCAACATTACGTAAAGTATCTAAAGTAGCATTAACAGCTTTACCCAAGAAATCAAATTGAGCAATAAATTTCTTGATAGGTCCAATCGCAGCCATAATACCAACTACTAGAAGACCTAATGCTGTAACTATTAGTCCTATCGGATTCGCCTTTAGGGTAATGTTTAGAGCTTTATTAATACCATTTAGAATAACAGTACCAGCAGCACTTGCTTTTTCAAGGATAATTTTACGTTCTAATGCAGAGTTTAAGAAACCTTCTTTAATGGCTCTAACACCCATTACTACTGCAAGAGCTTGTTGTGCTTTAGCTTCCGCTTTAGCAACAGCTTCATTCTCTTTACCAAATAGTGCACTGGCTTGAGATGCAATTGCGAATGCTCCACCAAGGGATTCAGCCATACCTACAAGACCTTGAAGTCTCTTCTCAGCACCTCTACCTTCTAGAGCTTTATCTAAATCTTCTTTAGCTGATTTAGCTTTAATTAAATCAGCTTGAATTTCTTTAAATTGTTGACTACCAAACTCTGCGCTCTTCAGGGTTTCCTCCAATTGCGCAATCGATTCATCTAATTGATCGATGGAATTGATTGTTTGGTCAATACCATTTACTTTGAGTGTAAAACCTATAACTTTATCTGCCACGGTATTTGAATCTTTTTATAATTTTAAATATATGGAAGAGACATTCTGAAACATCTCTTCCAATTTTTTTAAAGACATTGACATGTAATTGTTTTAACAATGTACCATGTGCCTGGATTAGCACTAATTGAACCAACATCTGATATACAGTCTGTAAATTCAGATGCTCCAGGCCACAATCCATAGATATGTTGCCATGTACCTAAACAGTCTAGATATTGAATATCGATTGGTTCAAATCCAACATTCTGAATTTCATATATTTTAGGTTCACCAGCTCCACATTGACAAACATCACTACATAATTGACTTGAAATTACTACACCATTATCACCGACTTGCAATACAATTCCTTGGTTAAATGAATAGTAACCAGGAGAAGCAAAATCACTTCCACCAGGATTAGTATAAAGGATTGTGTTAGTAGACCATGTATTTGTATTACCATAAACATATGTTGTTACAGTACCACAACATGCATTACAATCTGTTGAATCATAATTAGTAGCATATTCATATAATGTCATTCCACAGTTACAACCAGAAGTGTTTAATGCAGGGAATTGTTTAACACCACCAATAACTTGATATGTTACAATTCCATCAGAATAAATTCCATCTGGGGCAAGCGTTGGTCCATCTGGTGCAGTTGGATTAGAATATATTACTTTAGAATTTGCTAAAGTACTTTCATCTCCATAATATGTAGTTGGAGTCATTCCAATGTGACAGAATGAACCACATGCTGAATCTGTTTTATATAATTGTAATGGATTATCTGCAATATTGATTCCTACTGTAGAGGTTAATGCATATACTGTACTTCTAGTACTATCATATGGATTTTGTAAATTATATGCATGTTGGAATACACCACTACCATTTAATTGAATAACACTTGGGTCGGTTATTGCACTTCCACCATTTGGAGTAAATGAAGTAATTCCATAACCATAGTAGTATACATTTTCACTTTCATCCACTGCAAATTTCCATAAAGGAGTACCATTTTGTGTAACAATAGTGTTATTATATGCAAATGTGTTATCTATTAAACCATTATAATCCAGTCTAATAATACTATTAGCTGTAATTGTATTATCATATTGAACACATTTAACATATACTTTATCGCTACTCAAACTAGGTCTCAATAAACCATCAGTTGCCGTTGAGAATGTAATCTTTTTAATAGTCCATGTTGTATCATTAGAACCAGTTAAATTAATTCTTTGAATACCAGAGGATTGTCCTAATGAAACACCTTTATATGTATATGTAGCACCTCCTTTATATGCAACATATAATTTAGAATTTTGATAAACAATTTCATACGGAGTAGTTGCAGTACCATATCCACTTCCATAATCAAATGTTGGATTTAATACTTCAGTCACATCTCTACTCATTGAAAATATTTTGTTTGCAGGGATATCGTTACCTCCAGCAGTTACTATTGTAAAAGTACCTATGAAGTAGAAGTTACCCCATGGTGATGCTTTATCACATGTAACACCTAATACTGGATTATTGAATTGAACTGCGTTCTGATTATTAGAAGTAGTCCATCCACCATTGGACATACGTAATATTACCATCTGTTTAGCGCCAGTACTAACACTATTCCAATGCGTAGTTCTAATAACTAACCATGATTCATCAGCGTAAAGTATTGATGGTGGAATTGTACTATCAGTTAAACCAGTTCCTAAATTTTCAAAAGTATTCCATGGCGTTATAGGATTTCCAGTTTGGTCTAGGAGAATAATACCAGGAGCGTTTAGACCTTTATATTTAGTAAATGTACCAACATAGGCCATAATATTGAAATTAGAATTTTCAGACGTTAAATATTGACTACCTACAAGTTTCATATCATTAACCCATACGTTGGTTGCATCACCATTATTATCTGTGAAACCATTATATGTTGTATTTTCGTAGTCAGTTATATCGAATCCAGTTGCTATTTGATTTCCATATGTCAATGCAACACCTTTGTTTACATTACCTCCAAATGGCCATGTTCCATTTTCATATTTAATAAATGTACCTCCTAAATAAATTCTAGTTGCTTTTCCATGTAAAGCTCCACCATAAAAATCAAATTGGTCACCTGGCGATACAGGAATTGGAGATGTCCATGTTAATACTCCAGGAGATGTACGTTCAACACCTCCAATATATTCATTAGATACTAAAGAATCTAATCGTAAAGTTGCTTGAGGATATGAACCCTTTAATGTAGAACTTAATACTAAACGTAAATAAACGTATGATTCAATAGAACCTATAACTTGCGTACTAGGCCAGTTATTATTCTCGCCAACTTGCATTGTTTCAGTAACTTGAGTTGTTGCAACATCAGTCCATCCATTAATTCCATCTAAACTCTTTTGAAGTGTCAATGTTGTTGAATATCCTTCAAACTCTTGGTATGCTACAATTTTAAATGTTGCATTTCCATTACATGCACAAGAAGAACAAGTTGCAAATGATGTAACACCTCCTAAACCATCAGTTACATGAGCAACTGTATTACTATCAAATTTATAATATCCATTGTTAACTCCAGTTGTTCCTAAATTACTTGTATATAAATGAGTACAATTTGAGAATGTAGCATTATCACCCCATACAGTTACAGGATTTGTATTACAACAAGAAGCACAAAGAGTTATTCCATAGTTAACATTAAATGGATATAATGTAGTACAATTACAATTTGAGCATAGGAATACTTGAGTTACTGCACCATTATTAGTTCCAACTTGTACTGCATTAGCACCAGGTCCAGAAAGTAAATAGAAGCCCGCTGGTGCACCTTGTGTTAGACCAGTATTGAGATATAAAGCACTATTAGATTCAAACACTGGAGAAGTACCATATACAACCACGGTTGAACCACCTGAACAACATACTGTGCAACCTGTAGCGTGATTATCATATTGAACTGTAAAGGTATAATATGTAGGAGCACAACTACAAGATGTAACATCAATAGGTACACAAGGAGTATTAACACCTCCAACACATGAAGAAATATAACCAACTCCAGTTACAAAGTATGTTCCTGTAGAATCAATGTAATAACCAGATGGTGCAGGTGTAGTTCCGTATGCATCAACATATGCTGAAGTAGAATCTCCTAAATTAGTACCATTAACATAGATAGTTTGAGTACTTGCTCCAGCAGAAACAGTGCAACAATGTGAAGCACATGCAGTTTGAGCAAAACAAGCTGTAACACCTGGAAGAGTTGGAGGTACTACAACTGGAACTGTAATTCCAATGTTATTACCAACTTTAATTAATTGAACTCTACAATTAGTCTTTTGTCCTGGAATATAATCAGTAATTTGATTCACAAAGTACCATGCATCCTTTACAAACACATAATCATTGAACTTTAGGTCAATGATATCGTTGTAATCTAATACAAAGTTTGCTTCTACTATTCTAGAGTATGGGTCAAATGTAGTATCATACCAAGTCTTCCAATACGTATCAAATGTAGTAACTGTAGTTTGCGCAGTTCCTAAAACATCAGTATCCCAATTTGGTGTACTATTTTTCCAGTTTAAATCATATGTAGTCGAAGTTACCGGCCATGTAGAGTATTGACTCATTAATGGATAATTAGTTAGAGCTCCAATAACACCTTGCATATACCATCCCACTGGTGCAGGTTTTAAACCATTATAGAACACTAATCTCAATTTAGGTTGGATTGGTTCTCTTTTACCTGGTTGTGCAGGGTCATTTGTAGTTGAATCCTTTGCAATGTGAGGAATAACAAATTTTGCTGCATTGATATATGAAACGTTATTTGGAGCAACACCAGTTCCTTCTCTCCAACCAATTGGAGCAATAGGAGTTGGTGCAAATTGGTCTTTATATTCTTTAGTACCTTTAATCAACTCATTGGTTGAATCCTGGTTTAATTGACCAATAGTTTGTTTATATGTTAATTGATAGTTGTAATTAATATAATCTGAATCCTCTTGGTCCTTGAAGATTTGAAATCTTTCTTGGTCATAGAATAAAGGTTTAACTACAATATCCTTCGAAGCATCTAATTTATTTGTCCAATCTATTGAATCTCCTTGAAGAATCCAATCTTTCCATGGTGTAATCTCAAAGTGATTAGCTTGAAATTTAGAAGGTACAAACACTAAACGGAAACGATTAATGATTGACTTCATAAAATCAATTTTTCTAATATTAGCAGGCATAATAGCACTGAATGACATGATATTAGGTGCACTAGTACATTCAAATCCTTGAGTATAGAAATGAATTTGAGTACTACCTGAATAGATTGGTCCACCACCAGGTACTGTCATTGTTGTGAAAACAACTTTAACCTTTTGGTTAACGTTTAATCCAGCAGATAGGAGAGTAAAGAATCCATTAGGGTACCATTGCGGATCGAAATAAACTTCTTGATCGTATGCTGGAATAGTCCATGAACCTGATTGATAGTCTAAAACTTGACCAGTATCTACATCTACTAAACTAGCTTCCCAATCTAAAAATCTATCTTGGTGTATACCACCTGATTGTACTACAATAGTAGGACATGTAATTTTAAATGTATATGAACCTTGTGCAGGCGAAACATAATGAGATGTTGCAGGATTGTAATTACCACCTGGATCTGAAATCTCATGAGGTGCTAACCAATCAAACTGTGCAGCTACTACATTACTATAGGTTGTATTATTATCCGCTGAGAATTCATTTGAATTGTCTAAAGTAGCTTCAGACACGTTCTCAGAAATAATATACATGTTTTTAAATAGAGTAGAATTCAAGAATGCTGAATCATATGTATATCCAGCTTCTTCGAAGATACTATCCCATAATGCTTTAGCTC